GAAAACAACACCAAATAGATTAGATGCAATCGTTATTCTTACTGCACTATCATTACTAGCCATAACAAACAATTCATTCTATAACTGGCAACTTAGAGCAGGTGGTACAACAACAGGTGGAACATGGGTAAGTGCAGGAGATAATTCGGCTGTTGAATATAAAATAGACGCCGGAACAATTTCGGGTGGAAGAATATTAGCATCAGGCTTTACGACTTCTACTACACAAAGTTCTATTCCCGTAGATATTCTTAAAGAAGCACTATTCAAATTTCAATTAGAAAGAAATGGATTGACCAATACACCGTTTGAACTCACATTATGTGCAACAGCATCATTTGCGGGTTCTGACATATTTGCGGCGATGGATTGGGAAGAGATTACAAGATAATAAAACTAAATCAGGAGAACAACATGTCAATTTTCAATGACAAAGCACTGAAAGGTGTAGCAGAAGCAGCAGCAAAAATCATGGCAGAGACAAGCCATGGTTTGAAGGGTAATCAGCACAAGATTGATGCCAACAAAAATGGTAAAATTGATGCTCATGACTTCAAACTTCTACGTGCAAAGAAAGGCGTAAAAGAAGAAGTTGAACTTGACGAAGCAAAAACTCAGTCTAAAGAAGAAAAAGATAAAGTTGTTGGTGCTGTAACAAAAGCAATGCGCCAGAGTTATGCCAATGTTATGCAGGGTAGAAATGAACGTGCGGCCGCTCGTATGAATGCTAAAATCAAAAATAAAATGAAAGAAGAAGTTGAGCAATTAGACGAAGTTGGTGATACACCAGCAGGCAGAAAAGCACTTGGTTCATATGTGACCAAAGCAATTGCTGACAAATCAAAAGATCGTACAAAAGGTCTGCGTAAAGCAACATCACGCATGTATAAAGACAACTTCTATGGTAAAAAGAATGAAGAACTTGAAACTACAGAAGAGCAACTGAACGAAGCATTTCCAACTGTAGCAGATGCAAAGAAGCGCATGGATGCAGGTAAAACAGCAACAGGTTCTGTGACAAAAACTAAAACGGGTCTTGTACACAAGCGTGATTATAAAGATGAAGATGAATCTGAAGATACACAAAAGAAAGCAAAAGGTTATGGTGCTCGTCAGAACTATAAGCGTTCAACACGTGTAAACGAATCCGCATCATTCACAGAGATGATTGAACTTTACAACGAGCATGGTCTGAAAGTGTTAGCACCAATTGAAACAGAAGAGATGAACATTGACGGCACAACTATTCAAGTTATTGATGGCGACAAAATCAATGGATATGTTGAAACAATCGTTGAAGAACCAACAAACGATGAATTCACAAAAGAGTATGAAGATCAAAAAGCAAGTTTTGAAGGCAAAAAGAAACAACCAAAAGTTGCTACTGGTAAAACAACTGGCGTAAAAGAAATGCCAGAAAGTGTTCAACAAATTGATGAGCGTGAACTGACAAAAGGTGAAGCCAAGAAGAAAGAAGATTATGTAATGGGCATGAAGAAAAAACTTTCTGGTTTCAAACAGCGTTACGGTGAACGTGCTAAGTCGGTAATGTATGCTACGGCTACGAAAATGGCTAAGAAGGACTGATCATGTCAGTCGCCGATAAATTACATCAACGACAAATGGCTCTGCGTAAGAAGTCGGGACTGCCACATCCCGACTATTACAAAGAGTTGGGTCACTCTTATAATATTTCTGATGACAAAGAAAGACTTGCAATACAGTCTGAAATCAAAAAGAAATATAAAGTAGAAGAAGTTGAACAACTTGATGAGATGCCAGAATCAAGCATGAAAACACGTGATGTTCATGCTCATCTTAAAAAATCAGGTTGGGCTTTAGCACGTTCGTCTGGTGGTCATGATGTATATAAACATCCAAAAGCAAAGCATTCTATTCCTGTGCCACGACACAATCAATTGAAAGCACCATTGATTCGTGGTATCATGAAAGCATCAAGAGTTTCTGAAGAAGTTGAGATTGAAGAACAACTACACAAGAAAGGAAAGTTTGTGTCCGGTCCCGTTAAAAAACCATATAAGTCTCCTACGATTGTCACATCAATCAAAGAAGCAAAAGATGCACGTGAGTATGATTATGAAGGTGATATGGCAATGTCACAACTTCGTTCACTGATGTTCAATGCACAAGACATGATGGACTTGATGGAAGAGAATACAAATCTGCCAGAATGGGTACAATCAAAGATTACACTTGCTGAAGATTATATTTCTACAGCAGCAAACTATCTGCGTGGTGAATTGACTGAATCTGTTAAACTCAATGAAGGTCGCCCATCACAGCGCCATCCACTAGAAGGTCATGAGTACCATAAGAAGACAAATGCTGAGTTGGAATATATTGCCAAAGATGCTCACAAAGCAGCAGAAGCAATGAAGAGTCATAATACAACAGCAGAAAACAAATATCGTGATCAAGCAAATGATTCTGCAACAGTAAGATATTTCCGTCAAAAGAGTGGTATGCCTGACTGGTACAAGAAGAAGTATGGGCATGTCAAAGAAGAAGTTGAACAGTTGGAAGAGAAGAATGTGCCAACATCACCTGAGAAGTGGGCGCAAGCTAAAGCACAAGCAAAGTCTAAGTTTGATGTATATCCTTCAGCATATGCTAACGGTTGGGCTGCAAAGAAATACAAAGAAATGGGTGGTGATTGGAAGTCTGTCAATGAAGATACGGACGAGCCAAGTGCAGCCGCAAGAACTCTGTCACGTAAAGCACAAATCGTCAGAGATGCTGCAAAAGGTAAAAAGCAAGAACAAGAAGAGGCATCGGACAAGTTTCAAAAAGACCCCGAATTGTCTAGCGATATGCAGAAAACATAAATAAACAATCAAAGATTTATAGGAGAAAAATATGTCACTTTGGGGAAACTTAGACGCATCTAACAATGCTCCAAACTTTTCAGGTCTGACTGGCTATGATACATCAACTACTGGTGAAAGCCTGGCTAACTCACAGCCATCATCAGTTTTTGGCAACACATATATGAGTGCCACACGAACAGATGTAGAGTTTGGTGTATTTGGTGTAGATACCGTAGAAGCAAATAATCAGTTATCAACTGGCGATGGTCGTTATGTAACACATGCTGGTTGGGTAGCAAGAACTAAAGGTTCGGGTCCTATTACAGCCGTTACAGCAAATGCTGGCGCAGCAGGACCTTCAGCAACAGCAGCATCGTATACATTGGCACTTTCTGGCGGTGGTGTAAACAACACTTCTGGTCAAGTTATTGTTACTACAAACGCTGCTGGTTGGGTAACAGGTGTTGCACTGACAAACGCTGGATTGTATACTGGCACACCGTCAGCAAATACGTTCGGTAATACCGCACTTACTTTCACAATGGGTGGTCGTAATGGTCGTGTTACTCAAGAAACACTTGTTGCAATGGGTTCAATATACGGTGATGCAACAGCATCGGATGATGTAAATTATCCTGACGCCTAATATATTATAGCGGCTGCTTTCGGGCAGCCGCATTTATTATGTCATTTGAGAATCTAACTGAAGACAATATAATGTTATATGCCGCAAAAGCCTATGATAGGCCTAATTGCATCATGAGTGAATTTACTGAAGACATGAAACGATTGAATTATCTTAAACGGCTATTCAGACGTTATCATAAACACGGTGAAATGCGTGAACGATTAATACTAAATCATATTGTAGTTCTTTACAATATCTTTGGTCCAGAAGTAACAACAAGAATACTATTTTACAACACCAGTGGGGTTGACTATAGTATACTCAAAACGTATCTGTTGTTTTTAAATCTTATGCCCGAAAAAGTTCGTGGCATTAATGGTGCAGACATCATATCATCAGAAATACCGGTTGATATGAAGGTCGCAGAGGTCCTAAGAAATTTAAAATGAGCAACGAATTTAAAAAAGAATGCGGTGCAGGCTATTATTGGTGTAACGCCGATAAAGTCTGTAAGCCACTTAAAGAAGATGCTGGAGCAATGGGCGCACCCGCGAATGCTGTGGGTGGTGGTGCTATTGCTGGTCTTGGCGTTGGACCACAAGGTGAACCAGGTGTAAAGAAACGCAAAACTGCAACATTCATTTCATTTATAAAGAGAAAATCAAATGTGGCTTCTTAGTTTTTTGCCGTCTGGTTTTCTTTTATTCATTATCAATACAGTTTTAATTTGCGGTGCCGTAGGCGCCGTATTAGGTTTTTTAGGTAGTAGATTGCCATTAATTGGCAACTATGCAAACATCATCAAGTATGTTTCCATAGTATTACTCTGTATCGGTATTTACTGGAAAGGAGGCTATAGCGTAGAGCAAGAATGGCGTCAACGAGTGGCTGAACTAGAGGAGAAAGTGAAAGATGCAGAAGAGAAATCACAGCAGACAAATGTTGTTATTGAAACGAAAATCAGAGAGAGAGTTAAGAGAGTCGTTGAAAAACGAGAGATCGTTGTACAAAAGATTAAAGAAGTGGAAAAAGTTATTGATGCGAAATGTGAACTTGATTCCAACGCAGTAAGTATTTTGAACGAAGCAGCCAAGAAGCCATGAAAAAATTACTTATAGTTTTATTGTTGACTGGCTGTAGCACAACAGTACCAGTGGCGCGCAAGTTTCCTGAAATGCCTGACGAATTAGGAAAACCTTGCCCGCCACTGACACAAGTAAAAGAAGGCACGACCAAACTGAGTGGGGTGATTACGGTCGTATCTGATAACTACATGGAGTATCATAAGTGTAGTGATAAAGTTGATATGTGGATAGAATGGTATAGATTACAAAAGGAAATTTTTGACTCTGTAAAATAAACCTGAGGATACACATGGAACTTACAAAAGAACAACTAAAACAATTACTACCAAAAAATCCATACATTGATCAGTGGCACAAGGCGTTAAGCCAATTACTTCCAGATTATGAAATCAATACACCACAGCGTATTGCATCGTTCGTTGCACAGTGCGCTCATGAATCTGGTGGTTTTGTTTTTCTCACCGAGAACTTGAACTACAAAGCAGAAAGTCTAATGAAGATATTTGGAAAATATTTTCCAGATATGGCAACTGCAAAAGCATACGAAAAGAAACCAGAGAAGATTGCAAATCGCATCTATGCCGACCGTATGGGCAATGGCAACGAAGCATCAGGTGATGGCTACAAATATCGTGGTCGTGGGCTGATCCAGTTGACAGGAAAAACAAACTATACTTGGTTTGCAGCATCATTAGAAATCTCACCAGAAGAAGCGGCAGAATATACACAAACATTTGAAGGCGCTGCACAATCAGCATGTTGGTTTTGGGAAACAAACAAACTCAATCAATGGGCAGATAAAGGTGATATCCTCACAATGACCAAAAGAATTAATGGTGGCACCATAGGACTTGAAGATCGCAAGAAACATTATGAACATGCACTTCACGTTCTAGGAGTTCACTGATGAAATATCTAGCATTTCTATTATTACCATTGCTGGTTGCTTGTGAGGAGAATTATCGTTATCCTTGCCAAGATCCAGAAAACTGGGATACAAAACAATGTAAGAAACCATACTGTAGCGCAAACGGAACTTGCCCTGAAGACTTGACACACTACGAAAAAAATAAAAATGGTCAACCTTCACCATCACAACAATTACAACAAGTTCCAAGTAAAGGAGAATGCAAATGATTAAGGATTTATGGTCAGGAGAAAGATATACAACTGAAGAACTGAATGCACGTTTAAAATTCTTTATTGGTATCGTTTTAGGTTTAACGCTTTTTGGTATTGTATTTGTTGTATTGTATAGCTTGATTTTTGTCACTCAGCCAATGAATGGTATGAGTCCAGTTGACAACAAATTTTTTGAATTGATTATTCCAATTGCCACATTCTTGACTGGCACACTGTCAGGTATTATGCTGGCAGGTGATGACAAAGACTTGAGAGCAAAAGCAATTGATGCCGCGAACAAGCCATACGTGCCACCACCATCACCACCAGCGCCGGTTATATCTACACCAAGTATGTTTGATTCGGCACCCGCTGTAGCGTCAGTCGGAGCATTTGCGCCAGCAGTAGCAACAGGTTTTGGTGGTAAAGAAGCACCAACACAACCACCACATCCAGAACTATGATTAACTTTATCGTCAAAGCACTTTCTGGTGAAGGTGAGCAGAATCCTAGTAGCAAAAGATTGATTACCTTTTTGGCATTCATTCTTCTTGCTACGGGATTTATTGCAGAACTATTTTTTGAAAGAAAATTGAATCCACAAACATTTGATGCTATAATGTATATTGTGTTGGGTGGATTGGGCTTTACGGCATCCGAAAAATTCATACCAAAGGAAAAGAAATGAAAAAAGAACTTGCCCTAGCATCAATGATTTTGTTTCTGCTTTTTGCACCACTCACAAATGCTGCATTTGCCGCTGAAGAAAAGAAAGTGTGTGTCAAAGAGTATGACAACAAAACTAAAAAAGAAAAAGAAGTTTGTAAGACAATTAAGGTGCATAAGAAACTAGAAGGCACTAAAATTCCCGACAAGAAATAATGATAGACGGAGAAGTAGCACTTAAAGTGGAAGTTGGCGTTCTCAAAGAGAAAGTCGGCACTATTGCCGACCTCTGTGAGAAGATGGATCGTGTTATTGAAAAACTTGCGGACAACAATACAAACAGTGTCAATCAGATTTACAAAGACATGGACAAACGAAAAGAAGATACCGTAAGTGATATAAAAGAACTCCATTCAAGGATTACCACGACAGACAGAAACCTTTCAGACAAGATTGAATTGACTGAACGTAGAATTATGGATGAAATAAAATCATTACGTGATCACATTACCGAGCATAATCAAAAAGAAGATGATGATCTCAAATCTTTAATGCAATGGAAATGGATGGTTGCCGGTGGTGTAGTTGTAGTAGCATGGATTATTTCTAACGTTAAATTTGAATACCTGGCAAAGTTTTTTAATTGATTGATTTTTGTGAGTAGTAGTGTTATAATGAATGCATGGCTCTATACATTGATTCAAAATATGTGAGAATGGTGTCTTCACGCTTGCGTAACTTCAAGCAGAAGAACACCAATCTCTGGAACTTCTCATGCCCATACTGTGGAGATTCCCAAACCAACAAACTCAAAGCCCGTGGCTACATATATGCCAAGGGCAATGATTTATTTTACCGTTGTCATAACTGTGGAGTAGGAACAAATGCAGCCAATTTCATCAAGCATGTTGACCCATCACTACATGGAGAATATGTACTTGAAAAATACAGAACGGGTACAGCCGGCTCGTCCAACACGTATCACAGAAAAAGTGGTAGTACACCAAGAATCATCACCAACCCACCCAAATTTGGTCACATCAAAAAGCGCACGATATTTGAACATGGGGAATGGCTCAGTGATTTACCAAGTGAACATTTTTGTTTAACATACGCTGAAAATAGACTGATACCTGAAGAACATTATGATAAGTTATTGTTCACTTCAAATTATAAAGCATTCTGTGATGCGTTAATTCCCAATCACGATAAAAAATTAATTGAAGATGCACGATTGGTCATTCCATTCTTTAATTATCAGAATGAATTAGTTGCAGTGTCGGGTCGTGCATTAGAAACAAGCGACCGCACACTACGCTATGTTACACTACGAACTAATGATAGTGATGACAAACTTATCTATGGTATGGATAGAGTGAATCTAGATGAAACAGTGTACCTTGTTGAAGGTCCACTTGATTCTCTATTTCTAAAGAATTGTGTAGCATCTGGTGATGCAAATTTATCATTGACATCAAAAAATATTTCAGCAAAGAAATTGGTGCTTGTTTTTGATAATGAACCAAGAAACAAAGAAGTATGTAAAATGATTGAAAATGCTATCAAATCCAATCATTATGTCGTTATATGGCCTGATAACATAGAGGGTAAAGATATCAATGAGATGATACTAAATGGCTTTTCAAATAGCGAAATTCAAGATATCATAGATAGTAATACATTTTATGGTTTGGAAGCAATAGCGAAATTTACATTTTGGAAGAAATTATGAGTGATTATGATATGAGTATACACACCAATCCTGATGCTATGGCATGGACTAAATTCTTTAGAGAATTGAATCCAGATTGCAACGTATCGGATGAAGCAATGCTTGGTTGGTTTGCTAATGCTATGATGGCGATGCATGACCATTTAGTATTGAAGGGTAATCCAATCAATGGTGATCATGCAGAGTTTATTATGAATGGAAAGAAATTATGAATGAACGAATTAGATTGATGGCAAAAGCAAATCAAACATTTACCGAATCTAGGGTTACTGAGCCTGAAGTGCGTAAATTTATGGAGTTGATCGTTAAGGAATGTATTGAACAAGGTGATACTTTAGCAAAATACTATATTGATACACATTCCGAACAGGAACAGGTGATGTTATTGGCTTCTATTGCCGATTATTCAAATGAGATTAAGAAACATTTTGGAGTTGAATAATGACTAATGTGAAACTTGTGGGGATAACAAAACCTGAAATTGATGGTATTACAACAGCAGAAAAATTGATAAGTTTTTGTGCCAGAGTATCAAATCCATCCAATCAGTCAAATGAAGATGCAGGAAAACTGATTAATTATTGTATTAAAAACCAACATTGGTCTATTTTTGAAATGGTCAATATTGTTATGGAAATTACAGTGACAAGAGATATTGCTAGACAGATACTCCGACATCGTAGTTTTTCTTTCCAAGAATTTTCCCAAAGATATGCCGATCCAACTAAGGATTTGAGTTTTGAATTAAGAGAAGCAAGATTGCAGGACAATAAAAATCGTCAGAATTCTATTGAAACTGATGATGGTCATCTTAAACAAGAATGGGATGAAAAACAAGCCTCAGTTATATTTCAAGCCAAAGAAGCATATGAGTGGGCTATTAAAAATGGTATCGCAAAAGAACAAGCAAGGGCAGTGTTACCAGAAGGCAACACAATGTCCAAACTTTATATGAATGGTAATTTGAGATCGTGGATAACTTTTATTGCTTTACGTGAAAAAAATGGCACTCAAAAGGAACACAGAGAAATTGCTTTAGAATGTAAGAAAATATTATGTAAATCATTTCCATCGGTTGCTGCCGCTTTAGGTAATGTAGAGAAAGAATGGATTTTATAAATACACTCTAGGATACATTATAGGAGGTATTTATGGGTAGAAAAAGTGTATATAAAATTGGAGATTTTTTTGGTAAATTAGAAGTTTTAGAAGTCATTCCATCAAATAAAACGGGTTCACATGTAAAACTCAAGTGTAAATGTCATTATTGTCACACCGAAAAAGTTATGTCGGCGGTAAACATAAAAAAAAGAAATAGTTGTGGATGTCAACAAAAAAATTCAGATACATGGAAAAGTGTCGGAGCAAAAAACAAACCTTGGCAATTGGCTTGCGGTCAAGCAGCAAGAAATAATTTAGAATTTCAATATAAACGAGGCGCAAAAAAAAGGAATTTAGATTATTCCTTGACTTCCGAAGAGTTTGATAAATTGGTAACTGGAAATTGTTTATATTGTGGAGATTCTTTAACAAATACTATCAAAGGGCAAGGTAAGACGAGTGGTGACTTTAAATATACCGGAATAGATAGAGTTGATTCATCAAAAGGATATATTTTAGATAACTGTGTTTCATGTTGTTGGATGTGTAATAATATGAAACATACTACAAGTAAAGAAATATTCATAACCCATATAAAAAAAATTTATGAATATGTGAAACAATAACAATGGAGAAGAAATGGTAGATAAGAGCAGCATTACAATAGACCTAGAGAGAGATAAATTATTTGATGAACTCGGAATCAAAAGACTCAAAGAATCATACATGCGTGAAAGTGAAGTCAGCCCACAAGAAAGATTTGCATTTGTATCCGCTGCTTTTGCAAGTGATGCTGCTCATGCTCAACGCCTTTACGATTATTCTAGTAAGCATTGGTTATCTTATTCTACTCCTATTTTATCTTTTGGTCGTAGTAAGCGCGGCTTGCCTATTAGCTGCTTTCTTCCCTATTTGGATGATTCAGCAGAAGGTTTGGTCAATACTCTTTCGGAAGTAAACTGGTTATCAATGTTAGGAGGCGGTGTTGGAATTGGATTGGGTATTCGTTCTGCTGATGATAAGTCCGTTGGTATCATGCCTCATCTACGTACTTACGATGCATCTTCACTGGCATATAGACAAGGTCGCACAAGGCGTGGCTCTTATGCTGCTTATCTTGACATATCTCACCCTGATATTATCTCATTTTTAGAAATGCGTAAGCCTACTGGTGATCCAAATATGCGAACGTTGAATCTCCATCATGGCATCAATATCACAGATGACTTCATGCTGTTGATTGAAAAGTGTATGCTAGATCATGATGCCGATGATACATGGGAACTGAAAGATCCACACAGTGGTGAAGTCAAAGATAAAGTATCTGCACGTGAATTGTGGCAGCGCATACTTGAAACACGTATGTTGACAGGTGAGCCATACATTCACTTCATTGATACAAGCAATCGTGCAATGCCAGATTTTCAGAAACAAAAAGGTCTGAGCATCAAACAATCTAATTTGTGCAGTGAGATTATTTTACCCACAGATAAACAACGCACAGCAGTATGTTGCTTGTCGTCTGTAAACTTGGAGTATTATGATGATTGGAAAGATAATGAACTTTTTCTGCGGGACGTGGCGGAAATGCTTGATAATGTACTTCAGCATTTTATTGACAATGCTCCTGATGCTATTCACAGAGCCAGGTTCTCTGCTGAACAAGAGCGCAGTATTGGTGTGGGGGCTCTTGGTTATCATGCTCTTCTTCAGAAAAAAAATATTGCGTTTGAATCAGCAGTAGCAAAATCATTCAACAATCAAGTATTCAAACATATTCGTGAAGGACTAGACAGTGCAAATCTCCAATTGGGAAAAGAAAGAGGTGAGGCTCCTGATGCTGTTGGTACAGGTAAAAGGTTTAGCCATATGCTTGCCATTGCTCCTAATGCTTCATCTTCCATTATCATGGGCAATACTAGTCCCTCTGTTGAGCCTTATCGTGCTAATGCTTATAGACAAGACACTCTTTCAGGTGCTTTTTTAAACAAGAATAAATTTCTAGATAAAATTATTCAGGAGAAATGTAATGCAGACAGCAAATTGGATTATCAAGAAATCTGGTCAAGCATCATTGCAAATGACGGTTCCGTCCAACATTTGGACTTCTTGGATGACTATACCAAAGATGTCTACAAAACTGGTATGGAGATTGACCAACGATGGGTTGTGGACCACGCCGCTGACAGACAACATTACATTGACCAAGCGCAATCCATTAACCTCTTCTTCAGACCTGACGTAAATGTTAAATATTTACATGCAGTACACTTTCAAGCATGGAAGAGTGGCTTAAAGACACTTTATTACTGTCGCAGTGAGAAATTGGCTAAAGCAGATAAAGTTGCTCGTAAAATTGAGCGTGAAATTATACAAGAAATTGATTTGAAGGCTATTATTGATGGTGATGAATGTTTAGCATGTCAGTGAACTGAAAACTCTGTATTACTAAATACAGATAAAGGGGGACAATATGCACTTTTATCTGTATAAAATAACCAACGTAATCAACAGTAGATATTATATTGGAGTTCATGAAACCGAAAACTTAGATGATGGATATATGGGTTCGGGCAAAGTCATAAAACAAGCCATAAAAAAATATGGCATTGAAAACTTCAAAAAAGATATACTAGAAACTTTTGATACTGCTGAAGAAATGTATGAAAGAGAAGAAGAAGTGATAAGTGATAGTTTTTTATTAAACGAAAATACGTATAATTTAAAAAGAGGTGGTAAGGGTGGTTGGGAAAAACATTCTGAGCAAACTAAACAACATATTTCATTAAAAAGAAAAAAATACTTTGAGAATGGTGGTGAACACCCAAAAGGTATGTTGAATAAAGAACACACACTGGAGACTAAAGAACATTTAAGAAAGGTGATGAAAGAGAAATCGTCACTTATAGGCAAAAAAGGCTTAGAACATCCATCAGGTGGTACGAAATGGTATAACAATGGGATAAAACATTTGAGAACCAATGAGCATCCTGGTGAAGGATGGTATGAGGGAAGAATATTCAAACAGAGAAAAAAAAGATGACATTTGAATTTGATTCTAAGAAACCAAAGCCGCATCCAAAACGGCCGATATACAAAGAAAAAACTCCTGCTCCGTCAAAAGAGCAGGAGAAAAAAGACAATGATAAGAATAAAAAAAATTGAAAACTATAGCACTCTTTTTACATCAACCGAAATGTTCTATTCAATCTGGTAATGGAATTATAAAAGCACTACACCCATACTATAAGTTTAAAATATTTACAAAGCATGAAGTTGAAGACAATTTTTTTGATGACGTTGACATGGTCTTATTTCCTGGTGGTGTCGGCGATGCTGATTCTTGGGATTCTCTT